TATCGAAGGAAATACTCGGTATGTTTTTTCTGGGCATGCTAGACGTACTGCGGTAGCAACAACCGTTTCAGCAACTATTACTTGGTATGATCAGTTTGGAACTTTAATTGAAACTACTTCTGCAGGGACATCTCTCACAACAACTACTTCTTTTGCTGAGTTTACTAGCATTTCAGATTCTGGAAGAAATGGAAAGCTCTCTCCTTTAAACGCTAAATTTGCTAAAGTAACTCTTACAGTAACACCTGCAGCTGCAACCTCTAATATTGTGTACTTTGATATGTTTCAGTTTTCAACACCAGAACACAGCTTTATGTATGAAGACGCCCGTAAGATCTATGTGGATGTTGCTGGGGAAAAAGAAAACTATTTCTTTAATCCTGAAATGGAATACGGTTTAAGTTCTTGGACAGCTTTAAACGGGTCTTTAAGTCAGGATACTATAAAGACTGAAGCCCTTATTAAGGGAATTACAATAGGTAAGTTAATCTCTACAGCAACAGGTACTACAGGATTTATATCAGACTGGGTTGCTATAGAACCTGGACAAGAAATTATTGCCAGTGCTTATATGATGGGTTCAGCAGCTAGAACGATAAAGGTACGTTTAGAGTTTTCTAACCAGCCTAGTAGGGAACTTCAATCATCAATTTTGTCAGATGTAGATGGGCAGTACTACCCTACAGATGTCTATACTATTGATAGCGATCCCTTTACTCTTTCAACTACTGTACCTACACAAGTATACGCACAAGGTGTTACCCCTCCTTTTTCTAAGGATGCTGGAAACCCTTTAGTAAAAGTTAGTTTTTACTCTACAGACAATATTGCAGGAGATGCTTATTGGCTAGACGGAGGACTTCTTGAGAAGTCTTCTATTGTAGACCCGTTCTTTTCCGGTGACGGCGGAGCAGTTATCTCTAACCCAATAACTCAAAAATATTATGCTCCAGCAGACTGTAAATGGGAAACAAAAGAACTATATAACTATGTAAGTAACTCCGGATTTGAAACCAATACGACAGATTGGACTGCAGATAGCGGAACACTTACTCGTATTGCTTCAGACGGATCTTTGTTACCTAAGTTTGGAACGTATTTTGGAAAGTTAACCTATAGCTCTACAGGTTCTTTATCTGGTATCGCCCACCTAGGTTTAGCAGCTATTGGTGGAGAAGATTTTACTGTTTCTATGTACGTACGTAAAGCAGAGGCTACCTATACTTTAGGCACTAACACATTTACAATATCTGCTGCTGAGGCTAACGGGTGGAAAAGAATTCACACTACAGTTCAGCTATCTGCTGGGCAAACTACTGTTCCTTTTACAGTATCTGTCGCTAATACTTCAGGGTCTACATCTACTTACTTCCATATTGACGGAGTGCAGGCAGACTACGGTCGAGTAGTAAGCCAGTATTTAGATATTACTTTAGGCACAACTTTTGCTATTCCTAATCCCGTTACATCCGGCAAAACTATTTGGGCAAGTAAGGTGCAAAGCATTGGTGGTGGAAAGAGTAGTTACTTCTCCAACTATGATACAAAGATCAGTCGTTTGTACGACACGCTAGGTAACTACATGCCTGTCGGAGCTACTTGGGGCATTAACCCAGGAATTAACTCCGCAATATATGAAGATCTTCCTGGAGCAAAAATTCCTGCATCTTCTTTTGAGGTTAGCCTTTTAGGTTGGGAAGCAGTTAACTCAACTCTAGTAAGAAAAATTGCTGGGGGAACTTTGTTTGCAGATAATGTAACTCACGGTCAAGGATACTGCCGAGTTACAACAGCAGGTTCAAGTTCTGCTATACCTTTTGGTATTAAAACTGGAAAGATTTATTTAAATCCAGACGCTGGATACTATGCTTCAATTGCAATTAGGCCAGTCAATTCTAATTCACTTGGTAGCTACTCATTAGTAGTTGACTACTATGATCTTAATGATAATGTAATCGTTGTATATCAAGATAACATAACTGGAAATAAAACTACCAACTCTATGGATGCGGGAACAGACACTACACCTCCTGCACCAAATACAGTTATTACAACTGCTGCTAGAACTCAGGCTGCAACCATATCTCATACAGACCGTTGGGCTTATATTGGAAACTCATTCCCAGTAAGTTCTATAACTGGGGCAGCCTACGCAATTGTCAGAATTACTTTTAGTCCAACCACTTATGTCTCAGGTCAAGCCTTCGACATTGACAGAGTTGTATTTAGAGAATAGAATAGATCTATGGGCATAGTAATAATTGCGGGGTTAGCTGCAGCGTGTATCTTAACAGCTGTGGAGAGTTTAATCAAGCCGCTAGGTAAGTGGCGAGGACTATTAGCTTTAATAGTTAGCTTACTTGCATGCCTGAATCTAAGCACACCCTTACTATATCTAGCCGTATACACGCTAGCGTCTACATTTGTAAGCCTCACCCTTTCGCTTGCTACAGAGCAAGTCTTAACCGGCATATCACCACGACAAGCTCGCGGTTTGCCAAACAGGGTGGATAGGCTGTAGTATATATAAAGAGGGAGGGTTATATGCTAAGACCAATTGTTAACCCAAAATTATCTTTACGGGCCAGATCACTTTTCTATTACTTTGTTGAAAAGGGTCGGGTTATTTCGGCTGACGAATTACGAAGCACCAAAGAATTCCCTGAAGGTAGGGATGCGCTTCAGTCTGCCATCAATGAATTGAAAGATCTCAAGTACGTTAAGTCTGTCCGAGTACAGAACAATGGGCAATGGATTGCCCGTCTAAAATTCACAGAAGAGGCTAAAAAGCTGTTTTCTACCGACAACGGCTTTTCAGGGCACCTATACATAGACAACTATATAGCTACTAGTGATATAACTACTAGTACTAATATAGTTAAAGATACTAACGTATCTTTAACTATAGGGGCTGCGCCCCAAGAAGGAGAAGAGATGGTTTGGAATCTTGATGGAGATGAAGAAGCTCCTAAGGTAAAGCGAGGCCAGGAAGAACCTGCCACCGGAACTATCGGTAAGATCGAAGATCGCCAGGCTCGACTCAACGCAAAGTACAAGAAGCCAGTAAAGGCTCAGCGTGACAGCAAGGATAGAATCAATACTCCAGAAGAGCTTTGGTCTACCACAGACTTGATCGCAGAGTTTTACGACCTAGTTGAAAAGGCTGCACCAAACACTTCCAGCCAAGTTAACAACAAGTACCTAGCGACTTGGATTAACAAGCAGGTTGGTGAAGGAACACAACGATATGAAGTCCTAAAAGCTATGCGTATGTTCTTTGCGGATCCACGTAATCTAAACGACCTTGGTATCGGCAAGCCACTATGGCAACGATTCTTTTCATACTACCCAACGATCCAGGGAATTGTTAAGAAGCCAGATCAACCAACGTACTCAACTGATAAGTTCAAAGCACATCAAGAAAAGATGATGCGACTACTAGAGGGAGAATAATGTACGACTTGTCTAAAGAAGCACCAAGCATTCGGAAGCAGATCGTACAGGCTGGTCTCCCAATGAAAACCATTGGGAAAGAATTTTCTGATTTGGATCCCACACCCGCCCTAGAAGCAGTTAAGAAATGGGTGGCTCGAGTGGTCAATGGGGAGATCATCCAAAAGGCTGGATCTCCGTCCTGCGGGCTCGGAATTATGCTGGTGGGTAATCCAGGTCACGGCAAGACTACAATGGCTTCTACGGCCCTGCAGAGCCTTATCAGGGGTATTCCAGCAGACGTCTTAGGGATCCCTGGAGGCTTCCCAAAACGCATAGGCGGGTTTATGGACTATCCAAAGCTTTTGAGGCTTCAGAAGTCCCAGTTCTCTGACGAGGATGAGGCAACTCAAATCCTACTTGACGGCATATATGGTGACTCGGATAGAATGAATAATGTAAGAGTTTTTGTTTTAGATGATATTGGCAAGGAATATAGAACCGCATCAGGTTGGGCAGAGAACACATTTGATGCACTACTACGTTCAAGATTTAACGCAGGGCTTCCAACGATTGTAACTACAAACGTTCCTCTTGAAAATTGGGGAAGTGTTTATGGTTCACCTATGGGAAGCTTTGCTATGGAAGCGTTCATACCAATCGAAGTAGAAGCGCCACAGGGGGACAGACGAGGATGAAGGAAACTACTATGAGTACATGGCAAGTTACGCAATTATTTTTGTCTGACTCTGGACCACATGAGGTTTGGATTAACATTGACAATAAGAAGCTACGCTGTAATTGCGAAGGGTTTAATACCCGCAGCATGTGTAAGCACACACGTTATGTTTCGGAAAAGATGAAGAACAACTCTGGAGTATATCCAGTAGAGATTTCTAACAAGGCTCCAGAAACTGACGCAGCGCTAGCAAGTTTAGATCCCGTTATGTTTAGGGATTTCCTATTGAAGTATGGCAAGATCGAAGTACTGTAGAAATGCGTGGGGGCGATATATCAAATGAAACTCCTATGCGGGTTGTGGTTACTTTGGACTGTATCCTTGATCGCAGGCCCACCTTTAAAAAGGTATTTGGTGTGGCGGTCAGTGGTGAAGAAACTACGTACAATAGACAGTCGTTATCTTTATTCTGGCGATTTGCAGAAACCCACTCCTACACTCTAGAATTAGTAGGGTACGGATTTTCTCAAAAAGAAATGGACGAGGTTCTAGAAGATTTAGATAATCTTGGAACTAATCCGTTTAACTATGCAAAGGCTTATAGAGTTCCTGCAGATCTTGTTGCAGAGTTAGCTTACAGGCCAGAGCTAAAGCATGTTATTGATATACCCGCACGTTCGTTACGTTATGGGCATTGGTATTTAGATATGGGGGCAGCCGGTGGCAGCAGATAATGAAGAGAGATTAATATCTCGGGTCGTAAGGACTCGGGAAATTATCCCTGCCTTAGAAAAAGGCGTAGACGATAGTTGGTTCTTTGTTGATGAGAACCGTGCTGTCTGGAAGTTTATTCGTACCCACTGGACTCGCTACCAAGAGATCCCTAGTGCAGTAACTGTTAAGGATAACTTTCCTACATACCGTTTGCTTGCTGTAGAAGATTCGTTAGACTACCTGGTAGATCAACTAGTAGAGTACCGTAGACGTCAGAAAGCTATCGAAGTAGTTCAGTCTGCCGCCGAGCTTATTGCTTCGGGAAATCACGACGGTGCGATTGCAGAGATGAGTTCCGGCATTGCAACTATCTATGATGAGGGTGCTACCCAATCTAGCGACGTTGATCTT